TGACCCCCTTCCAATTGAAGAAAAATTTTCAGTGCAGAATAATCTGTATTGGGAACCTCTTTTCAACGTAAACAACGCGATAAGTGTAAAATTGTTTTTGGTTTTGTCTATTGCAAGACGTTAAATTGCTAATGTTAATCCTTTGTTTTGAAAGTCGATTTAGATTCATAGTTTTTATTTTCTTTTGTTAGGTCTTACCGTTTGTTACGGTTTTGATTTGTATATAATTTGTGGGTTTCTCTTTAACGTAAGTTCTATGTTATTGATTAGGCTATTTATAGCGAGTAAAACACACGTGCTCTGCGTGTAGCTAGTGTTAAACCCTATTACAATTTCTTTCCCTTTGGGGATTTTCCATTTATTCTTGAGTAATAAAATCCTATTAGTTCTTATTAGGTTGTTGACCCTCGTCTCCTCCGTATTGGAAGATGTTTCAGAGCCGTCTATTCGTGTTAACGTTTTATTTTTATTAGAGGACTATTTAAGTTGCGGTTATTGCTATCCGCTTAACTAGTCTCAGGGGAGTATCTAACCCCGTTTTACTAAATTATATTTCACACGATGTGATGAAGGTTCGAGTCTTTTCTTTACTAGAGATAGTGATCTCTCGTCAATTAAAGCATTTAGGCTATGCTGCCTTACGGTCATAATTTCGGTTATAACCACCCATGGAGGTCGTTTCGTGCGAGTTTCCAAAAAGGGCCCAGGAGTTTACAGTTGCTGACGAAGTAGTGGTATGCCATGAAAAAACCAGTGAAAAGGTCGCTGCCTGGGACCTTTCGTCTCCTCGTGAGGATGAGGAGTTCGTTAATAGTAATGTGTTCGAAAAAGAGAATATGGAAGAGGAATCTGTAATGGTTCCGTTATCTGAGGACGGTATTGACGCTCAGGTCTTTCAAGATGATTTTGAATATTTGGAACATTGGTTTGAATGTTATGAACAAGATCATTCCAATTGTTGTCCTCTTTATTGTAGCGAAGCTGCTAAGTTTGAAGAGGGTGTGGATGCACATTCCACATCTTCTGATTTTGATTATGAAAATTTTTATTGTGCATCGCCTGTGGGAGAACTAGTCTCTAATCAGGCATCGGGTCTTCCTCCCGTTGATAAGGAAGAAATTCAACGGGTTGCTCGAAATCAGGCTTTACACATTATGTCTATCCGTTGTTATAAAAATGAATATTGTTACTGTGAGCAATGTATTAAAATACCCGGAAGGTTTCATCAAGTTGGTTGTTGGTGTGAATTTTGCCAGGCTCAGTTCTCTTTCCATAATAAAGCTTATCAGGATATATATGATTGTTTCATGAATCAGGGTAGATCACGCGTTTTGCGTAAACGCAAACTTGAAGTTGATTTTATTAAGGGATCTACTACTGATGAGGATTGGACTGAACGGCATTTTACTAATGCTGATTATAATTTACATTCTAAATCGGGATCTTTTGAACCCCTTGTGGATTATTATAGTTCTGATCTTAAAATTAATGGACAATTTAGATTTGAGGAAAGAGTTGTTGGACGAGCCCCTGTTAGTCATTTTGTTAAGATGTTCCTTGATTTCTTTTATGAATCCGGTTTGGATGAGTTCTATAATTCTGCTGGTTATGCTAAGCGAAGCATTATGTCTTCCATAATTAAGAATCATCTATCTTCTGGTATCTTACCGCATGTTGAAGATGTTTGGCAATATAAGAGTGAAGTACGCCAGGTTGCCCTTAATCCTGATGTTAAGCGTTTCATACAATATGAGTTTGCACAGGGTTGTTTTTTTGGTAAGCAATTTCGTGCTGTTCGTAGATTTCAGAGTTGGTGGGTTTCTCATCCTATAGTTCCTGGGGAGAAAATTCTTAAAAAGATGGATAGAGATTATTCCATGCTTCGTCATTGTTCGTTTCCCTTGGTTCGGAATGGGGATGATACATCTTTTTCTATCGTTTTTAATTCTCCTGTTTCTCTCCAGGGTTTTTTTGATGGAGAAGGAGATGATAGAGGTATGATGGGAGCAATCCTTGATTATATTAAGGATACGGCCTCTGCTTTTTTTAAAATTATGGGTGAAATGGCTATGGGAGTAGCTGAGTTCTTTTCTACTTTTGGTAAAGGTTTTAAGGATAAGTTGTTGGAATGTTATGAGTGGTTTTGTAAGTTACCATCTATTGTTTCCGCCACGAGTTTCTTAATATCTCATGGTAAGACTTTGTTTCGTCTTCTTATTGTTAGCATTATGTTTTCGATACTTTTTATGATTTATAAGACTCTTGATAAGGTCTATTCTATATTGAAAATAATTGTGTCAACTATATGGGACACTATGCCTTTTGGTAGTGTCCCTGGCGAGTGTGAGGTTCCTGATATTGTTGAATGTCAAGCTTTTGGAGGAGCTTTTGGTAGTTCCATTGCTGGCATAGCTATGATAATTTCTTGTGTTGTTGGCTCAGGAGTTTCGATTCGTAGCATTCTTCCTGCATTCCAAATTTATAACCAGTCCAATCATATGGTTAAGGATATTAGTGAGAGTTTTGGTGAAATTTATGCGCAAGTTATGTTTCGTATAACTGGGGATAGTGTTTACTTGGTTCAGTCTTTAGCAACTAAGATAGCTCGATTTACTTCTGAATACGATGATTTCTTAAAAGCCAATTCTAGTTGGAAGAATTCTCAGACAACTATTTCTAAAGTTAGAGATGATTTTCTTGCTTTTGTTAAGCGAGAACGAGAAATTAAGGATGAGCTTCTGGGTTCTACTTCTATTAAAACCCAGGAGAGACGAGAATTTCTTGAAATTTGTAAAGCTGTTGAGAATGATTATGAGTGGATCTTGCGTAATGATTCAGACTTACAAGTTCGTAAGAAGCCAGTAGTTGTCTGGCTTCACGGTAAACCAGGACAAGGTAAGACAGAACTTGCGAAGTTAATAGCTTGGACTGTCTATAATATGTGTAAGGATGAGAATATTAGAGTAGATGGTTTTCCTTTACCAGAATATCATGATGCTCAGTTTTGGTCCAAACCTACTACATCTCAGTATTGGGATGGGTATTTGCGTCCTTTTGCTTATTCTATGTCGGAGTTTTGTGCTATGTCTGATCAAAAAGCTAGAGGAGTTGAATCTTCCACTTTTTTGAGTCTATGTGATGATGTTCCTTATGCTTTGGACATGTCTCGTGCTGATGACAAGGGTAAGTTTTATTTTACTTCAAGACTTATTATTGTCACCACCAATTTTCAGGATTTTGGGGATATGGGAGTTACAGATCCAGATGCTGTTCTCCGTCGTATTAATTTTCCTATTCATGTGGAGACCAATTCTGAGATTGATTTTTCACCTTCTCTTTCTAAGAAGAAATGGAATGAAGCATGGAAACTCACTCTTTCCAATCAAATTGGTAACCATAGCGTTCTTCACCCTAATATAGTTAAGTATAAGATGGGTGGTGAACGTAAACTTACTCATATACTTGAGGCCATTTCTGCTCAGATAATGTGTGAAGATGCTTTTGTGACCCGTAAGAAAGGTTATGCCACTCTTTATAAACAGATGTCTAAACCTCAACCTGTTAGTGTTGATGAATTGTGGCGTGAAGGTAAATTTGACATAGAGAATGTTACTGCTGTTCTAGGAAATGTCCGTAAAGATATGAAGAAAGATAAACCATGGAGGATTGTTAAGGAGCCATCTGCTCACAATAAAATTAAGAAATATAAAAAGACGATAAGATCCTTAGGTTATTTTAGTGCTTCTCATAGTTCCTCTTCTTCGTTTGATTCTGATTATGAAAGATCTACATCTAGTTCAGATGACGATAAAAGTAAGGACAAGGGGAAACAAAAGGAGAAAATTAGTAATCAGACCTGGTGTTGTCTTGTTGGTGGTTGTATTGGATCTTCTTTAGTTATGTCCGCAACGTCCGCTCTTGCTGCTTTTGCTGGCAACATAACAGATGCTATTTGGAATAGGGAGAAGAGTGTAACTCAACATGAAATGTTTTCTTGGGTTTGGGGAGGAGAAGCTCTTACTGTTAGCAATCTTAAGATTCTAGAGGCTCTTGGGGCATTCCACGACATTGAAGGGACCCTTTGTTTTCATTCTCAATGGGATAAAGCCCCTGCTGATGGATTTATCAGCAGGGTTGAGTTTTTCCTTAAGGAGTACGGTATGTGTAGTTTTATAAATATTGTGCTTTTTCGTTATATGGAATACACCGACAAAGAATGGTATGTTAATCTTCCTCAAGAGCACCCTTATCGATGGATACATGCTTGTCCTCATCTTGATAAAACTATCGAATTAACAGAATTAAAAGCCCCTTCTAATTTTTGTATTGCGTTAGCCAAAGCCGCTCCTGATTTAGTTGCTTGGGGTGTTGCCTTGACTGGGCTTTCTGTTGCTGGCGTTATATTGTATGTTACTGGCATGCGATTTGCCCGATGGTTAAAGGGTGAAGTGGATGACAATGGGGACGAAATAGAGATTGGGCAGGTTGATTATGAGGATGTTGCAGAAGAGATTGTCATGAACATTGTTGATACAACTTCTCAATTTGGTGAGAGTCAGTCTCTTCCTAAAGGTCAAAATTATTCTGTACCTAGGTTTAGGAGGCAGGACGTTGACAATCAATCCCTTCCTAAAGGTCATAATTATACTGTCCCAAAGTATGTTAAGAAGGATCCTGTTCGATTACAGGGAGATAATGTTGCCGAAACTGCAATGAAGATTAATTCTTTTTTGAGGAGGATAAATGTAGTGGGAGAAAAAAGACAGATGCGAACCTGGGCTTTATTTTCGGGGTATACTCTCTTTCTCAATGTTCATGTTTTGCGCTATACGGGTACTCCTATGCGAATTAAAGTTTTGGATAGTTTAGGGGATGTTCCTCTTGCGGATTCACCCGTTGTGGAGTTCACTATTTTTGAAGACAGAGATTTAGCCCGGATTAAGCTAGATAGTCGTCATATTCATTGTTTCCCTTCTATGGCTAGTCATTTGCGATTTCGTAATCAAAAGAAATATGATGGTAATGTTCTTCGAATTGTTAAAAGATTTAAAACCACTGGAAAGGGTGTTACTGAGAGTGTTTTTATGGTAAAAGGAGAACAGGCCTCTCATAATACTAAAACGTATGAGACTACTTTTGCCACGGATGTTGGGGAAATCACTAGTACAGTTAAAGAATGTTATTATGTTAAGACATGTAGTGGTTTGGCTGGTGATTGTGGTTTCCCGTATATATCTATGGAACAACAGAGACCTATTTTGGGAATTCATCTGGGAGCTGTTAGAGGTGATACTTTAGTTGCTCCAATTTATTTTGAGGATCTTAATGATCCTAATTCAGTTGTTTGTAACCAAGCCGGGAATTCTTTTATGTCCCCTCTCCTTGAGATTCGGGAAGAAGAAGAAGGGGTTCATATTTCCTCTATGCCGGTTTTTAAGGGTCTTAATACTATCCATAGAAGTACAAAAAGAAGTTTTCGTCCTACTAAAACTTGTTTGGTTGAGTCACCGATATATGATTCCCTTAAGAGCGCAGGTAAGGTTTCTGTTGCTCCTGCTAATCTTACCTTTTATTATAAGGAGGGAGTTCTTATTGATCCATTGCAAAATGCTATAGATAAGTATGCAAGCCGGTTTGAACCTGAGGATCACTCTTTGATAGATGAAATCCTTGATAGACCTGAGAAGTATCATAGTGATTTTCCTCGTCCAGATATTGCTTTGGAACCCCTTAGTATAGAGGATGCTTGCCTTGGAGTTCCTGGTAAGTTTGAAGGCCTTGATACTAGTACTTCGTTAACTATAGATGGTACTAATGATGGCTTTACTACTAAGAAACAAATGTATGGTTTCACTGACCCTGTTAAAAGAGAAGGTGCGTGGGTTCACGATAAGTTAAGGCGTGGTGTTAAGTATATTGAGGGTGTTTTTTCCCTTCCTAATACTAGTTATGCGGCTTTTGCTGCTGGCTGTGCTAAGGATGAAACCAGGCCCTATAATAGGGTTGATGTTCCTCGATTGTTTATGGTCGAACAATTTTATCTTATTGTTTTTGTTAAAATGTGGCTTTGTCCTCTCTTGACTAATATTAAGGAGCATCTTCTTTTCAATAATATTGCTATTGGAGTCAATCCTCTTGGCAAAACGTGGGATTATATTCTGCGTGGGCTTGATGTTGTGCCCGGAAACAACTATACCGGTGCTGATTGTAAGGGCTGGGATATGAGAGTCAGGTTTTGGCTTGCTCATGTATTCTGGCATTATCTTTGTGAATGTTTTTCTGTCCCCGTTTCACTTGATAATCGCTATGCCTGTATTTTGTGGCATATTGCTGTCACGACAGTCTGGAACTTTGTTGTAATTGGTAATGTTGTGATTGATGTTATCCAGATTCCTTCTGGTCATTGGCTTACTGCCTTTATTAACTCTTTTGCAAATCATGTTATTCATAAAGCAATTTTTCGAAAGTTACGTCCTTCCATTTGTCGCATGTCTTTTCGCCAGAGCTGTAGGTTTTGGTTTTATGGTGACGATAATGCTGGCAAGATTCATCCCCTCGTTTCATCTTGGTATAATATGCGAAGCATCTCCGAAGCTTTTCGAAAGTATTTTGGCATGATTTATACTAAGAGTGATAAAGGTGAAGTTGATTCGGACTTCATCGTTCTTGAGGATTTGGAATTTTTGTGTAGACGGTTTAAGCGAAATAACGAAATGATTGGAGATCAGAGTATCTCCATCGTCACTGCTCCTTTAGATTTAGATTCCATTTATGGTATGCTCGCTTATGTTCGCATGCCTAAAAGAGAAGGAGAGAACGCCTCTCTTAGTGATGATCAATTGGTTCAGAATCAATTAAGAACCAATTTTAAGACAGCCTCCATGGAAATGTTTAATCATGGTCCAGAAGCTTATAGCGAGTTCGTCGCTTTGTTGAGCAAATGTTGTCGAGAGTCTAAATTTCCTAATTTTTCCGTGCCCACTTATGAGTATTGGAAAACACGATATCTTAATGATTATTTATCTCCGGAAGGAGAGAACTCCCTAGAGAATGCATGGGTGGAACTCAATTGTGAAGAGTTCCAGGTCGCGCTTTAGGAGATATCACTATTATTGGTAGGGTTAGGGTTCTTGATCTAGTCCCTTTCCCCACACCACAATTAGATCAGCGAACAAGATTTACTTGGAGTTTTGCCCATTACTCGTATAGATGGGAGCGTTTTAAATAGTATAGAACTTGTTGAGGATCAATCCGTTCATAAGCAGACTGCACCGCATTCTGCTCCAGATCCAACAAGTATTTCGAAGCAACTGTGTCGTGAAGTTCAATTGTCGCAGTTTGCTTTGACTAATGGTTATACTTCTATCAATCTTGATACGGAGTTTTCTGTTCTTTCTTCTTTTGGTCCTTTTCAGGACATCTTAAAATATTATCGGTATTTTTCGGCCGATGGTATTCGTTTACGTATTTTGGTTAGTTCTTTACCTCAGCAATATGGTTTTATTGGAGTTACCTATTTTCCGTGTCGTACTTCTGCTTTGGATAGTATTTGTGATCCTTTGCAAGCTTATACATTGAGACATGATTTACTTCGAATATCTACTCAGGAAAGTTTGGAGATTACTCTTCCTATGCTTTATCCTAGTGCGAAGATTCCTGTTGAGGAGCTTCACGATTATCTTCGATCCATGTGGACAGTTAGGTTTTCTGGCCCCGGTGGAACTAATACTATCCTTACTTCTGAAGCCTCTGGTTCCACAGTTATACACGTTTATACTTTTGTAAGTTGGGTTAATCCTAAGGTGTATCTTCCTGGATCCTCTGTAGTTGTCCCTCCCGTTGTTAGTACTAAGGCTAGGAGAGTCACTTGTCAGGCTTCTTTAGATGGGGCATTACATGTTGCTCAACGATTGACCCCTCTTGCTGCTGCTATTGGTTATGATCAGTTTGGCAAGTATCTTGGTACTGCTCAAACTGCTATGAATATGGGAAAGGATACGTATGAGTGGTATCGAAATAATTATGAGGAGGTTCAGGATGTTTTACCCGAAGGGGAAGACGATTTGGAGCCTAACTCTGATCAAGACCAGCTCAATTTGGAATCCAATGTTCAGTTTGATGTTTATGGCAATGCAGGTATGATGACTACTACCCATGGTAAGAGTTTGATTGATAGCGTTGCCACTTTTATTCATCCTTCACATTTAGCAGATGGCCAGTTTCGACATTCCATTCTTGATATTTGTCGGAGAAATCCAACTCTTTTGGATTCTAGGATTGCTGGTAGTGGAAATCAGTATGCTTATCTTTTACATCCGATCTACTGTAATCCTATTATTAAAGGTTATTTTCAGTATTTTGCCCAATTTTTTAAATTTTGGGCAGGGTCTTTTGAGATTTGTTTACAATATACTACTAGTGCTTTTGTTACTGCTCGTATATATGCTGGATGGTCGGTTACTGCTGCCCCTGTTTTGGATTCAGATGCTTTAGGCCTTATACCAACCCGAGTTGAATCCATAAAAGGATCAGGTTCTGTTTCTTATCACGTTCCTTTTCTTCATTCTCAGGCTCGATTACTTACTAGTCAGAATCCACCATCTACTGAGACTCAATATTTTACATTTGCAGTTCAACCAGTTCTACCTTCCACTCAGAAAGTATGGGTTTGTGCCTATATTCGTCCTGGTTTGGATTTTCGGTTTGAACTAAGCCAATGTACAACATCATACCCTATTATACCACCGGATTTTGTGGTTAATCAGGCTGATGTATCCAATTTTGGAAAGATTAACATTTTTCCTGGGCACCCTGTTCAAATTACAACCTCTCCATGGTCTTTAACCGTGGAGGAGCTTATGACCAAGTGGTCGGCAAGGCGTGTTCCTCTTACGCTTGGTGCTAACTATGAAGCTACTCGGGTTTTGTTATATCCTAATCAACTTGAGGATCCCGGTACTGTTCTTTCTAATTTTGATCATCTCGCACGTTGTTTTCTGTTCAATTCTGGATCCATTACTAATAAGTTGGCCCCTACGGATGCCACTCAAAATTCTAATGCCACGCTTGGTAATTATTCTCCCATTTCTGACGGGATAGAAATTAATAATCCTGCGGATGGTATGGCCGTTATAGACAATGCAGTGTGGCCTGTTTTGGATTTTGAAGCTCCTTGGTTTACTCCATATCCTGTGCAGCCTTTGTATGGAACTACTCCTTTTACTCCAGTTTCTGCTTTTGACCCTAATTTTAGTTACTTCTTTACTGATGCAGATGATGAGACTACTAATATTAAAGCATCATGGCTCAAAGCAGGAGGTGATTTTCAACTTTATCATCTTTTTCCTCTTCTTAATGAAAGTTTTTGGCCTTGGTTTCCTGACTCTTTGAGACTTAAAAC